GCCATGATGTTTAGCCCTTCTTACGTTTGACTACACCATCTTGTATGTAGTAGCTGTTAGGAGGCAGCTTGTCATACTCCTCTTTAGAAGTAGGTTTAGCAGGATTGTCTTGAGTATATTTGTTACTAGGAACACTAGGGGCAGAAGCAGCCGTACTAGGCTTACTAGATTTAGGAGTAAGACTTGTGTCTCTCTTAGCAGGTGCTGTCTTCTCAGGAGGTCCATAAGAAGTTGTGTCAATGTTTTCAAGCTCGTGCATAAGGCCTTCATACAGACGGTCTTTTTCTTTTCCTTCTGGCATACCTTCTAAAGAAGCAAGCTTCCTATCAACAACTTCTTTTTTAAGTTCTTGAAGTTCACGCCAAGCTTTAGTTGATTTAAGTTCTTCTAATTTTTTAGTCTCACCTTTTGCAGCAGCAGCTCTAGCGGTTTGTGTTGCAGAGTCTAATTTAACTAAACCAAATAAACGAAATTCTGGTTTACTTTCTTCTGCTGCTGCTTTCTTAAAAGCATCCATAGCTTCTTGAATAGGTTTTTTAAATTCAAAGTCAACCTTAGCTGCATCTCTACGGAACATACCGTATTCTTTATCTTCTCTTTTAGATTCAGCATCACCGCCTTTTGCTCTTCTATTTTGAGCATCTTGTTCAGCTTTTTTTAATTGTGCTTCAGCTTTTTCTAATTGTTTTTCTAAAATCTTAAGGCGCATTTCATTAGCAGCCATATTGTTTTTACCTTCACCGTTGTTCATCAACGCTTCAAGCTGTGCTTTTTGTAGTTTAGGATTGTTTTCTTCAAAAAATCCAGGGATATTTTTTTTAATAGCCGCTTTCATTTCTTCAGGCATAGTAGGAAGTAGCTTACTAAACTCTTCATCTGTAGAACCACTAACAAAAGCTCTGGCATTACCCATTGCTAATCTATTAACTTCATTTTCTTTTAGTTTGTTTATAAAGCCTTTAGCTTGCTCTGAGTCAGCAATCTTAATAAGCCTTTCACCATCAGCAGTATCAATACCCATAACAGCCGCAGCTAATTTACGACTTTGATCTTCTGGAGATAGTTTTGAATATTCAGGGTCTTTAGTAAGTTTTTCTATAGCTGCTTTCTTTTCAGCAGTCATATCAATCTTAGCTTGACTAACAAGGTTAGCTAGCTTTGTTTGTTGCAAAGTTGCTTGTTCTTGTTGTGCTTTTAATGCAGCTTCTTCTGGAGCATACTTAGCTTTAAGACGTTCTTGTTGTATTTTAAGTTCAGCTTCTTCAGGAGCGTATTGAGCTTTAAGACGATCCTGTTGTAACTTTAATTGTGTTTCTTCTGCGGCAGCAGCAATATTGGCAGCATCATATTGAGCACCAAGTACGTTTTGTTGTAACCCTCTGACAGCACTACTGCCAGCGGTTATATCAGACATCATGTATGGCATAGTTTTATTCCTTAAAACGGGACGTAACTGCCAAGCTGCTCTGCTGACATACCTGTAGTACCATAATGAGTATTTGGATCAGACATTGTGTAACTACTGCCAGTACTACCCATACCACTAGAGTTATACAAAGATCCAGCACCTTGAAGAACACCTCCAACAGCTTGCATTTGAGCTGCTTGATTTAAGTTTCCTTGACTTACACCAGCCATACCACCTTGAGCAGGAGCATAACCAGCACCAGAACCAGTAGCAAGTCTGTTCATATAATCAGTCATAAAGCCGTAATAACCCCTTTGAGCAGTATCTTGAAGAGCTATTTCTTCGTTACCCGATCTCAACATTCCAGATGCAGCAGCACTTCGTTTAGAAGCTTCTAAAGCAGGGTCCATTACACCTGATTTATATTGGCTATACCCAGGCATTTTAGTAACATCTGTTTGAGCACCTGGTTGCAACATACCAGAATACATAGCACCAAGGTTAGCTCTGTAAGGAGCAAAAGGATCTACAGCTTTTTGAGCAGCACCACTTACTTGCGTACCACCACCACCACCGCCTCCAAATAAAGCGTTGAGTCCTACACCAATACCTACAACACTAGCAACAGTTCCAAAAGTCATAATTTATCCCCTGCATCTAATTTAAACAGTGTCTCAGTAGAGTCTATTAGTCCCAACTCTTCATAGGTTGGAGCAATAACTTCCTCTTCCATTTTGCTTAAGTTTTCTTCACCAAGGTGTTTGGTCATGTGTACTGTTACCCAAATGGTATCTTCTATAGCGTACACAGATCTCTTAAGACCTACCTCAGATACAAACACACAAGGAGCTATATACTTTTTAGTCCCATGTTCTGTAAGAACATCAACCTCACCCTGCATAATAAAGTTAAGGTGCTGATGTCGGTGTATCTTGCCAATAATTATAGTTTTTTTTGGGATAAACATTTGTCTGGCATAAGTGCCACAACCATACGTTTCATCCATAGGAGTAAAGTAGTGGGTCAAAGTACAGTTAGGTAAAGCATCTTTGATTAGGTTTTCTTTAACAAGGTCTTTCATACCTTGCTCAACAGCTTGAATGTTTTCCCTAAAGGAGACTTTTACAAGAGTGTTTTGTTCCACAGTTATCTCCTATACCTACCACCACCAACGGCTTGTTCTTGATCCATCTCACCAATTCTAAAATCTACTTCAGCTCCATCAAGTCTTAACGGACAGTTACTAGTAACAAGGAACTCCCAAGCTCTACGTCTGTCAGCACCACTAAGATACAACTGTGATCTAGGAGCATTTAAATCTATAGCCCTGTAGCTTGACCAAGTAACATAGTCATCCCCAGAATGACGTATCTGCATTGTTCCTGCTGTCTTATCACCCACAATCTCTAACCTTCCGTAGAATTTACGCTTAGTAGTCCCGTTGTCTATAATGTCCGTAACAGTACGGCAGTAGATAGGTTGGTTGTTATCTCGGTATGTATTGACATCAAAGTAATACAAAGTAGCTGTATCGTCATCTAGGGTATACGCTACCCCACCTAATGATGCAAAGAAAGCAGGACGGAAGTAAGACTCTTGGTAAGTACCAGGGTAGGGTTGGTCATTACTTTGAATAGAGAACTGAGTCCATGTGTACCACATCTTCTCATTTAAGTCATACACCAAAGTCTTTTGAGTGTTATGCAAAGTTAAGATGTACAAAGTATGTCCGTCTATGGTGTAACAAAAGGCAGATACTTGTCCTAAGTTATCAGCTTCTAAATGACGATCTACAGACGATGTAGAGACACGAATGGGAGATACCCCATCCATAAGGTAAACAGAACGGCTGTTGGTCTTTGTAGCCCCTATCCAGAGCACTGTGTTACTAGTAGCAACAATACTATCCCCACTAGCACAACCTATCTCAGAGGTGTAGGTAGAAGCTACAGCCAAAGGAGAACCAGTAGGGTTAGCAGCATCGTAATAGAACTGAGTGCTAACAGCACCAAAAGCTATCAGGTAGTTAAGGTGTTTAGCAATACCCACAAGGGTATCAGTAGTCTGCTCAAAGCTTATGTAGTTAAGAGCATCCCAAGTAGTTGGGTCCCCTACGTTAGAGTTGTATATACGATTGTTACTAGTACCAATGAACAAATAGTTGTCTAAGTACACAACACCAGACACATAAGGTCCTGAAGGCAACGTAGTCATGGACACAGATGAACCAGATTGGTTGTACAAGTATCCGTTAACTTTATTTTGAAAGAACAAATAGGTATCAAGAAACGTCTTAACAAAGTAGCTTTGACTAGTTGAAGCAGACGTAGTACCCAAAGTAGTCACAGCATAGGAAGAGCTAGGATTAACTTGGTAAATAGTGTTATTAATAACAGCAATAAGTTTGTTGTTAAATGGGGTTAACCCTTGGCTAGGTGTGTAAGCTGGAGGAGTAATAGCTACAATTTGTTTAGCAGCTACAAGCCCTGGACGTTTAATAAACTCCCGCTTTTGATCCCTTGTCTCAAAGAAACAATTAGATGAATAAGAATCCTTAGCAAAACTACCCGTTCTGCTTTCAATAGGTTGGGTAAGCGGTATACGTTCTGTAGCCATGCTTACCGTCCATAGGAGTTGTTAGACGTAGATCTAAAGTCTGGTTGGAAAAATGTACTAGATACCTCAACGTTCCAATCATCAAGTTGAGTTCTATATGTCTGTGCTCTTGTAGCAATCTCTTGTCTAGCGTTCATAGGAACACCATACTCTAAAGCTAGTTGGTCAGCTAAGTTCCACACCAAACAGTTCATCCACTCATTAGGGAAGTCTGGTATGTCAGTAGCTAACGTCATGTCATTCAAAGGCATTTGAGCAATTATGTGTAGCTCAAGGTTAGCTTCAGAGTAAGCATCAGGTGTTAGGTACACATACAAAATACCATTAATCTTTTTGCTATCGTAAAAGATTGTGTTAGCAGTACCAGTAGAGAACTTAGATCCTAATACGTTGTACTCTTGTTTAGAGACAATCATTACAGGTGTATCTATGACTGGGTTACTAGTAACATTACGATAGAACCCTTGGATAACTTTAAGAGGTCTGTCTGTAATAGCTACAGTAGGTGCTAACGAGTCATACATTAAATCAGATCCATTACCACCCAATGTGTAATTAGTCTGACTAGCGTTTAAAGGAACAATCAGTTCTGATACTTTCCACAACTTAAGACCATCAGTGTTAAGTTGTTTGACAAGTAAGTTAAGAGACATATTGGCATTAGCAATAGTCTCTGCATCAGGTGTACTACCAACCTCAAGCGTCCCTAACTTTCTTAAAGCTAAAGAAATGATTTGGTCACGATTGATGGAGTAGTTAGAAGACATAATTCTTTATTGTGTTGGTTCTTGTTGAACAACAATAGCCGCAGCTTCAGCAGCTTGTTGTGCCACTGCCGCATCGTAAGCCGCTTGTTCTTCAGCGGTGTATTCAACTTGAGTGACT